GTGTTATTGGTTTTAATATGCGCGACTACCAAAAAGAGATGGTGAAGTTATATAGTCAAGAACGCTTTACCATAACTCTTGCATCGAGACAAATTGGTAAGTGTTTGTCAAATAAAGAAAAGATAAAAATTAAGAATAAAATTACCGGAGAATTGTCAGAAATTAGTGTCGGGGAATTTCATAAAATGACTGCAACCCTTCCCCCAATCTGACGACCATAAAAACGATAACACCCATAAATGAAAACAAAGAATTTTGTGATTCGCTATTATAGGACAGATAAAGACAATCATTGATTGTCTAAATTTTTAGGAATCATTCATGTCTAATTTATCAGAATCCACCTATAGAAAATTCACAGAATCATTTGATGTCACAGAATGGGAAATTGAGACTGATTCTGGTTGGGTTGATATTGTCAAATCAAACAAAACTGTTCCTTATGAAGTCTATGAATTAACAACAGAGTCAGGTAAGACAATGCAATGTGCTGACACCCACATTGTTTTTGATGCAAACATGAATGAAATTTATGCTCAGGACACACACAACAAATACATACAAACAAGAGATGGAGTAGAAAGGGTAATTTCTGTTGTTAATCTTGGATACAGTGAAGAAATGTATGATTTAGAAGTGGCTGGCGAAGACCACAGATATTATGCCTCAGATATACTATCTCACAATTCCATCACGGTGCTTTCTGGATTTCTCTTACACGAAATTCTATTCAAAAACAACCAAAATTGTGCTGTTCTAGCCAACAAAGGCTCATTGGCTCGTGACCAACTATCAAAATTGAAAATGTCCTATGAATTGCTCCCATTGTGGCTGCAACAAGGTGTTGTGACATGGAATAAAGGTTCAATTGAACTAGAAAATGGTTCACAGGTGATAGCGGCTGCCACAAGTGCAAGTTCTGTTCGCGGTAACAGTTATAATGCAGTGGTTCTTGATGAGTTTGCACATGTGGAGACAAATCTACAAGAAGAATTTTTTGAATCAACATACCCAACTTTGTCTTCAGGTAAAACAACAAAACTGATTATCATATCAACACCAAAAGGTATGAATCTATTTCATAAAATATGGACTGAAGCAGAGCAGGGTAAGAACGAATTTAAAACATTCCGCGTTGATTGGTGGCAGGTTGAAGGAAGGGATGAAAAATGGAAAGAAGAAACTCTGCGAAATATTGGTGAACAAAGGTTCAACCAAGAGTATGGGAACGAATTTCTTGGCTCTGATGAAACTTTAATTTCTGGTTCAACACTAAGAAGTCTTGTGTGGCAAACTCCAATATCAGACGATGGCAACGGACTACGAATATACGAACAACCAGCAGAAAATAGACCTTATGTGATAACAGTTGATACGGCTGAAGGTGTTGGTGGTGATTATCATGCGATTTCTGTGTTTGATGTGAGTTCAGTTCCATATAAACAAGTTGCAACATATAGAAACAATACACTAAGCATTTATGTGTTTCCTACCATTGTATACAATCTTGGCATGAAATATAACGAAGCTATGGTTTTAGTTGAATTAATGTCCACAGGAAAACAAATTGTCGATATGCTTCGATTGGATTTGGAATATGAGAATATTTTAATGATAGACTCAAACCAAAAAAAGGGACAATCTATCGGCGGTGGATTCAAAAAAACATCAACATTTGGATTAAAAACAAATAAGGCAACTAAAAAAATTGGATGCTCGAATTTAAAATCTCTAATAGAGCAAACCAAATTGTTGGTTGTAGACGAACACACAATAAAAGAACTATATAGTTTTGTCCGACATAATGACACATATAAAGCAGAAGACGGTCGCCATGATGATATGGCTATGACTCTAGTGCTGTTTGCTTGGATGACAGCACAAAAATACTTTACAGAATTGACTGATATTGATGTTCGGGCAAGTTTTCTTAACAATGAAAATGATGCAATATACGAAGATTTGTCCCCAGTTGGCATTTTTATCGACGGAAGGGAAGTTGATGGGTTAACCGACACAGATGGGCAGTATTGGCAAACAATACAAATGTAAACTAAAACATTCGTAAATTTGGTATACCCTAAATAATCATAGGATACAAATAGTCCTAGCGAATTGAAATAATAATTAAGGAGAATAAAATGGCTTTCAAACTTAGCCCATCCGTTGATGTGTCGGAAGTTGATTTGACACTTGGTGTCGCAGCGATTGCAACATCTATTGCAGGATACACTGGTGCATTTCAGTGGGGTCCTATTCAAGAAGTTACCACAATAACCAGTGAACCAGAATTGGTCACTCGCTTTGGTAAACCAAACAATGATGTTGCAAGCGGTTGGTTTTCTGCTGCAAACTTTTTGGCATATTCAAACAACATGAAAGTTGTTCGCGTTGCTGGTTCTAACGCAAAAAATGCGGTGTCTGGTGCAGTGTTTTATATATTGGATACAGCAGGATTAACTACCTCCATCAATTTTGATTCGGTTGGATATACAGCGAATGATTTTAGTTTAATTCAAAATGGTGTTGAATTGGAACATGACCCATCTGTAACTCCTGCGGCTGGAAAATATCATGTTACTATCGGAAACCCAACAATAATCACATTTGGTACTGCTATTACAGCCCAAGACAATGTGGTTATAACTATAGCTAAAGCCACATCAAACATCATTGTATTGAATAAAGATGATTATGATGCAAAATACGACTCAAACGCATTAAATGCTGGATTTATAGGTAAATATGCGGGAACATTGGGTAATGGTATAGCTATTCAGGCTGCATTCTCAGAAAACTACGACGAATGGGAATATAAAAACGCATTCACTGGTTCACCCGCACCAAATTCACTTGAATTCCATCTTGTTGTATTGGATGGTGACGGTGTGTGGACAGGTACACCAAACACAATTCTTGAAAAATATGAATATGTTAGTGGTGATTCAGCAGCAAAAAATAGCGATGGTTCAACCGCATATTATGTGGATGTAATCAACCGCGCATCCAAATATGTTTTGGCTGGCAACATGGCTTATCCTGATATTGCATCCAATGTTGCATATACACCAGCAGTAAAACAAGATGTGACAGGAAACCTTGTAACATTTCTTGATATTGGCATGGAAGATAAAGTTTTGTCCATGAAGGCAACTAAGCGCACAGAAAAATACCGTGATTTAGTTGGTGGTAACAGTACGATAACACTCGTAACCTCAGTTGCACAGCTTAATGCAGTAACCCCGACAGGTGGATTAACCAACAAAGGTGCGTGGGACGCATCAACAAACCTGTCTCCCTTATTGGTAGATGGTGTTGGTACAGAGGGTGATTACTATAATGTTAGCGTAGCTGGTACAGTTGACTTTGGTTCAGGTAACATCACATTCACTGCCACAGATTATGTTGTATATCTCAGTGGCGTATGGACTAAGTTTGAAGTTAAGGATGCCGTTGCTCTGGAATCTAGTGTAAATGGTGCGCTTGTATACACCACAGACTACACAATAACAAGCAATGTTATCACTTTGGTTGCGCCTATGGTAGCCGGTGAAACAATCACTGCTACAATCAGCGGGCTAAATGTCGAATTGACAATAGCCTCCAATTATGTTCGCGGTAATGTTGTCCCATTAACCGCGCCTGTTAATGGTGTTGCTGCTGATAATACCACATACATTGAATCTGTTGATGTGGAAGCACCATTATCCAACATTTATTCTGTCATTCTTGGTGGTGGGGTTGATGATAATGTTGGTGTCGATTTAATCGACGGATACACATTGTTCCAAGATTCTGAAAGTGTTGACATCCAATTGATGATTGCGGGTGATGCGACTCAGGTTCAAGCAAAATACGCTTGCGATAATATCGGTGAAGGAAGAAAAGACTGTCTTGTTTTTGTTTCTCCAACCAAAGACACTTGCGTAAATGTTGGTAACGCCAGTGACATTCTCGACAATCTTATCGCGTTTTATGAGACATTTTCATCGTCTTCATACGCATTTGCGGATGGCAACTACAAATATCAATACGACAAATATAACGATGTTTACCGTTGGGTTCCTTTGTGTGGTGATATTGCCGGACTTGCTGCTCGCACAGACCAAACCAATGACCCTTGGTGGGCTTTTGGTGGATACAACCGTGGCAACATAAAAAATGTTGTTAAGTTGGCTTGGAATCCAAAAAAACCTTTCCGTGATGATATGTTCCGCGCTCGAATCAATGCTGTTGTAACAGAAAAAGGTGAAGGTGCGGTATTACTTGGTGACAAAACAATGTTGTCTCGTCCATCTGCATTTGATGCGGTGAATGTTCGCAGATTGTTTATCACCATCGAAAAAGCGATTGCAACTTCTGCCAAGTATTTGTTGTTTGAATTCAACGATGCAATTACACAAGCACAGTTCAGAAACATGGTTGAACCATTCTTGCGTGATGTTAAAGGTCGTCGTGGTATTGAAGATTTCCGTGTGGTTGCTGATGATTCTAATAATACAGGTGAAGTGAAACAGCGCAGAGAGTTTGTTGGTGATATTTTTATCAAACCAAACTATGCAATCAGATATGTACAATTAAATTTCATTGCAGTTAGAAGCGATGTATCTTTCACCGAAGTTGGCGCATAAGGAGAAAAACAATGACAAGTAGAATGAATATTGATGAGTTTATGTCCAACTTCAAAGGAGGCGGTGCAAGACCAAACCGCTTCTATGTTGAAATGACTATTCCTGCTCTTGCTGGTGCAAACACACCACTTAGATTTTTATGTAAAGCTGCACAAATTCCGGGTTCCACAATTGGTAGCGTTGATGTTGGTTATATGGGTAGACAATTTAAGGTTCCTGGGGACCGAACCTTTGCGGAATATACAATTACTGTATTGAATGATGTGGATTTCAAATTGCGATATGCGTTTGAATCGTGGATGGCTGCAATCAATACGCATATTGGTAACAAGCACCTGAAAGCTGGTAGTCGATTAAATATGAAAGAATTGATGGCAACAATGGAAGTGAATCAGCTTGGTCGAGATGACACCATTCTTGCAAAATATTTAATTAAAGATGCTTTTCCAACTGACCTAGCTGCAATCGACCTTGCGTGGGACTCAAATGATTCTGTTGAAGAATTTACTGTCACTTTGCAATATCAATATTGGGAATCCGTTGCAACAATCGCGGTTGATTCTGGTGATAGCTCAACAATCATATCTTAATCGACTACCTAAATAAGTGATTGGGGAGCAACAATTCCCCAATCACTTTATCTAGTAGGATAAATCATGACAGAGAAGCAAGATATTGGTAGACCATTCGAGTTTTTAGGGTTCGAGATAAAACGAAAACAAAAAGCAAAAGATGGAGTTAATTCATCATTTGTCCCCCCAAAAAATAATGATGGTGCAATCGAAGTCGAATTGAATACAAGTTCCGGTGGTGTTGTAGCCGGAGGTGTTCATTCACATCTATTAAAATACACAGACGATTTCAAATCTCAAGCAGATGTCATTAAGCGTTATAGAAAAATGGCATTACAACCACAGGTGGCAGAAGCCGTCACCAATATTTGTAATGATGCAATCACGGACGGCATAGATAGGCAATCCATTGCGGTTCGACTTGACCAATTAAATCTATCAAAAACAATCAAAGATAAAATCTTAGAAGAATTTGGTGAAGTGTTGAGACTGTTAAATTTCAATAAAGAAGGGTACGATAGATTCAAAGATTTTTATATTGATGGTCGAATTGTATATCATGCGATTGTAGATAAAAATAAACTTAAAGATGGTATAAAAGAACTGAGACAAATTGACCCATTAAATATCAGAAAGGTTCGAGAAATCCACAAGAAAATCGAACCAAATGGTATAGATTTTGTTGACAATATAGAAGAATACTATCTTTATACAGAGATTCATGGTGTAAAACGGGCTGGTCAACAACCACACCGAAAAGATATTAAAATACACCCAAACTCAATCATAAATGTCACATCTGGCTTACTATCTGATGACAAAAGACTAACACTTGGACAACTACACTATTCCATAAAGGCACTGAATGATTATGTGTCTATGGAAAACTCGGCTGTCATATACAGGCTCACAAGGGCTCCAGAGAGAAGGATTTTCTACATTGATGTTGGTAACTTACCAAAATCAAAAGCAGAACAATATGTTTCTGATATGATGAATCGCTATAAAAATAAAATGGTTTATGATTCATCGACAGGTGAAGTGGAAAATGGTGCGCGGCACATGACAATGTTGCAAGACTTTTGGCTACCTCGCAGAGAGGGCGGCAAAGGAACAGAAATCACAACACTGGCTGGTGGACAAAATCTAGGTGAAATTACCGATATAGAGTATTTTTTAAAAGCTCTATACAAATCATTAAGCGTACCATATTCCAGATTAGATACAACAACTCGCGTTTCTTTTGGTCGTCAAGCAGAAATTCAGCGAGATGAATTAAATTTTTCAAAATTCATTTCGAGACAAAGAAAAAGATTTTCCGAACTGTTTACATCTATTCTAAAAATCCAACTGATATTGAAGGGAATTATAACAGAGATTGAATGGGATGAAATTGAAGAAAGCATACATTATGACTACCTTGAAGATGCGTATATCACAGAATCCAAAGAAACTGACATCTTGATGGGACGGCTTGAAGCGTTGAACTTAATAGAACCCCATATAGGAAAATATTATTCAGTTGATTGGGTTCGTAGAAATGTTCTCCGTCAATCCGAAGATGAAATTAAAACAATTGACAAACAAATAAAAACTGAAGAAGAAATGATTACACAATTACAGGCTCAATTGAATCCACAAATTTCACAGCAAGCAGCATTGGATGGTGATGGAAACACACTAAATGATGGCTCTAAACCACAAACAACACCAACACAACCAATAGAATATGGTATGTCGTCTGACACAGGATATGAAGAAACAGGAAGCACATCTGATGACTAAAAGTATCATAGAATCCATATTATCTGGAAAAATATTAGAAGCCAGAGAACAGTTCGATAATTATGCAAAGTTGTATGTTGGTATAAGAATTGAAGAAGCTAGGCTTTCTGT